CGGACCTGTTGTTGATAAATTTTTTGGTAATAAGTCTGACGATAAGGTTCGGATCGTTGAGCTACTTGATAAGGTCTGTAAAGATAGGTTGGAACCGTTCATTGATGCCTCGTATCAGGAGCTTGCAACGTATGTGGCGGCGTATGACCAAAAGATGATTATGAAGCGAGAGAACATCGCTGACCGTGGTATCTGGACTGCCAAGAAGAGATACATACTTAACGTATGGGACTCAGAAGGAGTTAGATACAAAGAACCCAAGATGAAAATCATGGGACTTGAGACCGCTAGGTCATCAACACCTCAATACTTCAGGGATAAGTTATATGCAGCTTTTCAGATCATTATCAGCAAAACAAATGATGAACTTATCTCATTTATCAATGATATCCGAGCAGAGACAAAACAGCAAGGACAAGAAGGAGTCGCATTCCCCAGAGGAGTTAACAACCTTGAAAAATACAAGCACAGAACTGACATCTATAGTAAAGGGACACCAATCCACGTAAGGGGAGCACTTTTATATAATAATTTTGTTAAGAAGAACAAGTTGGAGCATAAGTATCCATACATTCAAGAGGGAGAAAAAATAAAGTTTATATATCTTAAGACACCAAACCCATTGCATGAGAATTGTGTCTCGTTCTTCAACACCATTCCACCAGAGATGAACCTTGACAAGTATGTTGACTATCAGCTACAATTTGAGAAGAGTTTCTTGGAACCGTTGAAAAATGTGCTAAACTGTGTGGGGTGGACACACGAAAAGAAAGTAACACTAGGGAGGTTTTTTGAATGAGCAAGACAGTTTGGACAGTCACGTACCAAGATGCACAGGTGGAAGCACTTGAACCAGAACAAATAAGAGTCTTTGAAGATCGTGAAGCTGCAAGGTTTTATGCTCTTGAACTGGCTAAAAAATATGATTATATTAATATGTACGAAAGTGAGGTAACTGATGGGTTTTCTAGATAGTGTAATAAAAGACAGTGGTAATGAGTTTGCAAGTAGGGTCTCTGACGGTGTGGCTGCAGGAGACACATCCAGTTTCGTTGATACTGGGAGTTATATTTTCAATGCTGTCGTTAGTGGTTCTTTATTCGGAGGTATTCCATCCAATAAAGTCACGGCATTGGCAGGAGAATCCTCTACAGGAAAGACTTTCTTTGCCCTTAGTGTTGTACGTAACTTTCTTGCTAACAATAGCAACGGTGGCGTTATTTACTTTGAGTCTGAGTCTGCTCTCAGCAAGGACATCATTGAGTCTAGAGGGATTGATTCCAAACGTATGGTTATATTCCCTGTTGCTACGATAGAAGAGTTTAGAACTCAAGCAACTAGGATCGTTGACAAATATATGAAGGAACCAAAGGATGACCGTCAACCATTGATGTTTGTTCTTGATTCTCTTGGTATGCTTAGTACATCAAAGGAAATGGATGACATTTCTAATGATAAACAGGTCAGGGACATGACCAAATCACAGTTGATTAAGGGTGCATTCAGAGTATTGACCTTGAAACTTGGTCAGGCAGGTATTCCTATGCTTGTCACGAATCACACATATGATGTGATAGGATCCTATGTGCCAATGAAAGAAATGGGCGGTGGAGCTGGACTAAAGTATGCTGCATCCACTATAATTTACTTATCCAAATCAAAAGAGAAGGATGGTACTGATGTTGTTGGTAACATCATCAAGTGCGAAGCAAAAAAATCTAGATTTACACAGGAGGGTTCTAAAGTTGCTACCAGATTATTCTTTGACGAACGTGGACTTGACAGGTATTATGGACTCTTGGAACTTGGTGAGAAGTACGGGGTATTTAAACGGGTGGGCAACCGTATCGCCATTGGTGGTAGTAATGTTTATCCTAAGTCTATACTCGGTGATCCTGAGAAATACTTCACAGACGAAGTAATGGCAAAATTAGAAGAAGCAGCAAGGGAAGAATACAGCTATGGAACTTAAAGATGGTGTAACAGGTGACAGCTTTGATACAAATGAAAATATTGAATCTGTAATACTCAGACATCTAAGAGTTCCAGGATACCAAGATGATCTTGATGACTTTAATAAGGTTGCTAAACATATACCTATTAAAACTGTCTGGAATGGATATGATGAATACTTTAGGCTAGTATTACCATTTATCAAAACTGAATATTTTATTGAACCTGTTGAAAGGATAATATTTGAAGAGATATCTAATTTTGTTGAACTATATAACAAGGTTCCAAGTGATGAAGTCATAATTATCGCTGTCAAAAGCCGTACAGATATAACAGAAGAACTGTTTCAACAGTTTGCTGTGTATATGAAACGCCTTGCAAACTTTGGTGTAGTACATCTAGAATGGCTTATTGATAAGACAGAAGAATGGTGCAGAGATCGTGCTATTTATTTGGCATTGATGGAGTCCATTAAACTTGCTGATGGGAAAGACGATAAGAAAAATGCTGACGCTATTCCTAGTATATTACAAGATGCTTTAGCGGTATCTTTTGATGACAAAATAGGACATGATTATCTTGAGGAATCCGCAGAACGATACGAATATTATCACAGAGATGAAGAAAAACTACCCTTTGATCTTGAAAAGTTTAACATTATTACGAAAGGTGGTCTCCCTAATAAGACTCTCAACATCGCTCTTGCTGGTACAGGTGTCGGGAAAAGTTTATTCATGTGCCACATGGCTAGTGCCTGTCTCACACAGGGGAGCAACGTACTCTACATTACATGTGAGATGGCAGAGGAGAAGATTGCTGAACGAATTGATGCAAATCTTTTAAATGTTAATATAAGAGATATACCAGAACTCCCTCAAGTATTGTATAACTCTAAAGTTAATGAGATTGCTCGTAAAACACAAGGTAAACTCATAATAAAAGAGTACCCTACTGCATCAGCACATGCTGGTCATTTTGGAGGACTCTTGCAAGAATTGAAGTTGAAAAAATCCTTTGAACCTGATATAATATTCGTAGATTATCTAAACATATGTGCAAGTGCGAGATATAAAGGTGCTGTTGTCAATTCATACACATACATTAAAGCGATTGCAGAGGAGCTTCGTGGTCTTGCTGTCACATGTAACTTACCGATTGTTAGTGCTACTCAAACTACTCGTTCTGGTTTCGGGTCTAGTGATCCTGACCTCACTGACACTTCAGAATCCTTTGGACTCCCTGCTACTGCTGACCTTATGTTCGCTCTCATATCTACTGAGGAATTGGAATCCCAAGGACGTATAATGGTCAAGCAATTAAAGAATAGATATAATGATCCTACTTCAAATAGAAAATTTATGGTGGGTATTGATAGAGGAAAAATGAGGTTATTTGATGTTGCAGATAGTACATCTGTAATGGATGAGAAAGAAGAAGATATTCCTCAGTTTAAAGAGAGTCAAAATAGATTATCCAAATTTGCTGAGTGGAACGTATGAAGATCAAGAGTGTTCTTATTGTTGGTGGTGGATCATCAGGGTGGATGACTGCTGCTGGACTATGTAAATTTTTTGATGGTGATGACATTAAAATTTCATTGGTTGAATCAAAAACAATACCTACAGTAGGTGTTGGAGAATCAACAATCGCTGATAAATTTAATGAGTTTTTATCTGTACTAGATCTTAAAGATGAGGATTGGATGCCTCATTGTAATGCAACATATAAGAATGGACTTACTTTTATTGATTTTCGTGATGTTGATACTAAATTTGAATATCCATTTGGGAATAATCAGTATGGTAAAGGTGATCTGAAACCTTGGTCTTATCTTGCAGCAAAATACAATCTACCACCAGAATCTTTTTCTGAGTTTCATTGTGAGAATACTTTCCTTTGTTCTTATAATAGATTAACAAAGAATCAAAACAGTAGAGTTCCTTATTTTGATTTTAAATATGATACATCTTATCAGCTTGATGCAAGTAAGTTTGGTGAGTATTTAAAAGACAATGTAGCTATACCAAATGGTTTAAATCATTACTATGATGATATTGTTGAGGTTAAAAAAGATGATGCTGGTTTTATAACTTCTCTTGTTGGTAAAGAGGGTGAATATAGTGCTGATCTTTACATTGATTGCACAGGGTTTAGGTCACTCCTTTTAGGGGAATCTATGGGAGCAGAGTATGTATCATTTAAACCTTGGTTATCTAATGATAGAGCACTCGCAACACACATTCCTTTCATTGATAAACCTAATGAGATGACCATTACTACAGATTGTACTGGTATGCCTAATGGGTGGTCATGGTATATAGAATTATGGAATCATATTGGAACTGGGTATGTATATTCCAGTGATTTTGTTGATGATGATACAGCAGAAAAGGAGTTTAGAGAATTTTTAACTAAAAAATCTGGTAAAGATAGAGCAGAGCAAGCAGAATTTAGAAGTATCAGAATGAAGAATGGAACTCATACTAAAGCATGGATAAAAAATGTAGTTGGTATAGGTTTATCGTATGGTTTTATTGAACCTTTAGAATCTAATGGATTGCTCTCAGCGTATAGTAATATTCTTAGGATAGCTGACTTAATAAAGGGTAGAAATTATTCTGTTAATAGGTTTGATATTGATGGTTATAATGTATCTGCTGCTCATGAGATGAATGGGTTTATGGCTTTTGTTGCAGCACATTTTGGTCTATCATCTAGGGATGATACTCCTTACTGGAAATATAATACTCAAGAGAGATCATATTTATACCCTACTGGTTATGATAAACTTGGACGTATTAATATGTCTGCTTCTTATCAGTCATTTGGAGATTACTTTGAAGCAGCTGCTTACTCTCAAGTAAATTATCAGAGGTGGGATCCTGTAATGCGTGGTTGGTTGTATATTATGGCAGGTATGGGGTACAAACCTCTTAGTAACTATGAGTATAGTAATCATCC